GGAAAGCCGTAAGGGTAAAGCTCTGCGTCCCTGCGAACGTCGACACCGTCTTGAGGGAATAGATACCTTTGTGCGCTGCCGTCGTATATAGGCGCAACGTCTGTTACGCGATGGTAGAAGCAGTTCCGGCTCCTAATGCTACCCCATTCGGTAGTTACGGAAGACTCGGCATGCTTCGCGAATCCCAAGATCCATGCCTGCTTGGTAGATCCCACGATGGAATTTTGATTATAGAAACGCACGCTATCTAGGTTGAGACTTCCGCCCTCATACTGGACAACCCAATTGTCCGTTTCTCGGTTGATGTAAAAATCCGAATCACGGATAGACAAGGATGCGCCTGGCCTACCTTTGTTCGCTCCCGAGCTGCTTGCGATTATACAATTCTGCGATGTGCCGAACTGCTCACATTCGGCACGTATACCCTCAATCAACGTCTTCGATCCGCATTTAAATATGGTGCCTGAGACAGCCGCTATGAATACATCCCTGACGCGGCTCACGCCCTCGTTAAACGAAAAGTCGAACATGTCGACTACTTTTCCTAGTCCGTACTGCCCGCCAACGATCGAGACATTGAGGACGTTTGCGCCTTCTAAAAACGCAAATGCGCGGCGACCCTTGCCTGCCTTGCAATTCAACAACATGACGTCGTCAACTTGCGATCCGGGGCCGGCTATCTCCCCCATCGCAACCATGGCGCCGTCCGCGTCCGTGGTGTTGGTTCCATTGAAACTGCAGTGCTCAAAAATTACACCCGTCGTCTGGGTGATCATGCGCACTAAATAGCTCGCACCGGTGCCGCCACCGGACGCAATCGCGCCCGTACTATCGTAGGTTTCAGCGCTCCCCCCCTCGAACGATATGCGCTCAAACCTGCTATTTACAAGCCCTTGCGTAAGCAGCAACGTCCCTTCAAATGCGCCGTCCCAGCGCACAAGAGTGTCGGAGCCGTTGATGTCGGCGGCACCAAACCCTTTCCAAAGAATTGCGCGGTTAGTCCCAGTTAGGTACAGAGTCGACGTTATTCTGAAATTCCCCGACGGCACGCTAAACGTAGCGGGGCGAGCGGATTTCCCGTTTGGGTTGTATGCAGTTACTCCGCTTGCTTGATCAAGGCACCTCTGCCAAGCCAGCGTATCGTCTGTGGTGTTGTCTCCCTTGGCTCCGAACCAGTATGGATTTAGCCTAATGCCGGGGTTGTTTAGTGCGCCTGTTCCAGGATAGAGAGTCGGCATATACGTTGACGATAGCGAAAAAACTTCCTGGTATGCACCGGCCACGACCTCGCCATAAATGAGAACGGATGAAGCCTCAATCAAAAACTTGGCACCCGGATCAAAGACCAAGATCACACGCAAGCCCGCCACGTTGAAATATGTTCCGTTTGTGGCAATCTTGTAAGTGCCGGCGCGAAACACAACGCGGCCACCGCCAATGGCGGTCAGCACCGACGTTACACTGTTGAAAATGGCGGAATTGTCGGCGACACCGCTTAGATCGGCGCCAAACCACCTGGGGTCAACGTCGCCCACCCCGGCTCGCTCCCAATACCCAACCTGCACGCCGCCAACGAAGACCGCCAGCACCGTTCCATCGTCGTCTGTCTTCGCCGTGCCATCGTGCCACGTGAACGCGCCTTCACCGCCGTCGCCCGCGGTCGACCTGCCATAGCAGTGCGCAATCGCGCCAGCCTTGCCGACGCGAGTACGCAACACCGCGTAATTGTCGGCGTCGTAATTCTGCGGGAATCTGCGATAATAGACGGTCACGGCTCAGGTCGGTACGTTAGCTAGCGGGCGCCACGTCGCTGTGTCCCGTGATAAGGACGTCGTAAGTCGTCTGAGCGCTTGCGGCTACGTTGGTGGCAGTGATTTTCACGTCCTTGTGAGCGTACGGACCGACGAAAAAATCGAACGTATACGGCGCCGTAGCAGTGTACGTTTGCGACATGCCGGTAACTTCGGTCCAGTTAGACCCGCCGTCCAGGCTGTAATATGCCTTGAGCGTGACGTTGCCCGAAGCGGTCAGCGAGACGCGAAGACGCTGAATGCTGGCGAGGGCAAGCGCACCCACCGTGTGGCCGAAGTTGGAGTTAAACGCATCGGTAGAATTAAACAGGTCGCGCTCGGTCGTATCTGCTCCCGGGGTCGCGCCTGTGTATTTGAACGTGGTAATTGGGCAGCTCATTGTTTCATTTCCTGTAGATACTTGTTTATGATCTCTTCGGCGCGACGCTTACGCTCTTCGTAGGCATCGGTAATTGACATTGGCACTCGGCTCATTGCCTGCGCCGGAACCTTGGCGCCTTGCAACGCTGAATTTGCCGGGCGAGAACCAAGCGCCCTTAGGTTGTGACCGATAAATCCGGTGATTCCGCCCATTGACCGGTCAAGCGGCAGGCCGAATCGCGTATCACGATATGCGTCCGCCGTTCGCACGTCATCAAGTACGTTTCCGATAGTCGGGTCAAGTTTGGCAATCTCGTCAAAATGCGACTGGCTTGCGTATCCAGGTTGCGTGTCATTTGCAACCCTTGCGAGCTTGAGAATGCCCGCTTTCTCGTCAACCGCCCGACCCTGCATAACCGGGCCGTCGTCAATTACCTGCCCAGCATCGGTCAAGACGCGCGCCTTGTCCTTGCCAAACATAATGTCGTTGATGCGCTTGAGCGGCTCAATCTCGGATGCATAGGCTGCGTCAGACTGGCGCACGTTATCCGGCATCGCGTCGTTTATCTTCTCGTAAACCTCACGCGCGGCGCCGGACTCTGGCGTTCTTTGACCGTCGAAGTCTGCCACGTCGCGAAGTGTTTTTCTTACCGAAAGAAGCTCGCTTGCCTTATTTCCTCCCTCTCCGCGCTTGTATCCGCCAAGATACCCAGCCCCGGCAACTTCCTTAGGAGCGAGCTTCCTCAGGTACTCATCCGCCAGCTTATGTACCGCCGGATTGTTCACTTCACCGTTTTCGAGGATTTGCGCGTCGCGAATTTCGCGCAGCCGCTGAACCACCTTTGAGGTGTCTACGCGCCCGCCCTCCATGGCGAGTCTGGCTTCTTCTAGGCCGCGTCGAGCCGTCGCTTCGTCCATTCTGGCGTTGGTCTGCCTTGCAATGCGCTGTAGACCCTTTGACGCAACTTGCATGTATTGCGCGTCATTGGACGCCTTAAGGTCGGGGTCCGCGGCGTACTTCCCTTGGTCACGCGCCGTCAGGTAGCGGTCAACCTTGGCGTCCCGTCGCAGGATATTTTGCCCGCTCTGCGCCGCTCCTGCCACCGTTCCCAGCGCACCCCCGACCATGGCGCCGCTCTTTGCTGCGTCAAGAACATCGTCAACGGAGCGCCCATCGCCCGCCGCGATTGAGCCGCTCGTGAGGCCGCCTGTAACTGCGCCGGTTGCCCCGCCACCTGCCACGGGACCTGCTATGCGGCCGAGGCGACTAGCGACCGCTCCAATTGGCCCAGCAACGGCCTTGCCAAGTGCACTGGGCGCCCCAACAGCGCTGGCTCCGACATCGATTCCCATCGACAGCGCCTGATTCTCTCGCTGGAATCGGTCCCGTTCGTCGCGATTCGGGACAAGGGGCACACCAGACGCCCGAGACAACGGGTCCATGATTGCGTTGTAACCGCCGAGCGTCGCTGTGTTGACGAAGCGATTCACACCGCTTGCTACGTCTCGGCCGATTTCGCCAACGTCCGGCATTGCATCGCCCAACCGTTGCAATACGTTACGTTCAGCCGGCTGCGTGGACTTGGGAGCGGGGCGCGGCATTGGCTCAGTCCCAGGGCCGACGAGCGGAGCCCCAAGGTTCGCCAGCATGCGATGCGCCGTTGACCGCTCCATGGGGTCGGGGTCGGTGTTCGCGATTTCCGTGAGCAGATCGATACGCTCTTCGTCGGTCATTATTTGCGCTTCCGGCTTAGAAAGTCATCTGCTGCGGCTTTCGCCGCTTCGACCCTGCGCGAACTCGCCGCCTCTGGAAGGCTCGCAGGAGACCTAGGGCCAGCCTGCTTCTTAAGATATTCTTCTTCCTCTGGGCCTGCGTCGCCAAGGAGTCCGCCCTCGATAACGTCAAGGTATGGGGAAAAGTTCTTCGACTTGCCGACGCCAGAACGCAGCCTACGTCGCGCTTCGGCCATGTTGGCAGCGGCGCGGCCCTTGAGAACCTTGACTGCTTCCAGGGCTTGGGCCCGACGCTCCGGCATCATTTTGCCGGTCAGCACCTTGTTAATCGTGTTCCAGTTTCGGTCGGCCCAGGAGCCAGCCTCGTTCCAGAACAAATCGACGTCGGCGTCAGTGAGAACGCCGACCCCGCCCTGAGCCTCCTTCGTCCACGAACCGATGACAGCTTGGTCTAGCAGGCCGTTTCCAGCCAGCGCCATGTCGGTCATTTTCGTGAACTGCTCATAACTTGACCTGGCGTTCTTGTAGCCAGCTGCCTCAAGCGTTGCTTTGCCGAATCCGAGCGCTTTCATCTCGTTTTCAGCATCAAGCCTGGCGTCTCCGCGCGCGTCGTCTCTGTTGCGTCCAGAAGCGGCGCGGGCCGCGTTTGCCGATGAAATGTCCTGTCCTCTCAGCTTGAAAAACGCGTCTTGAACACGCTTAAGAGCATCGCTCGGCTTGAGAGAGTTGGACTTGACGAGTCCTATATTCGCGCTCGCAATCTGCGCAAGGTCGCCGTTCGTGCCGGATGCGTACGATTCAAGCGTCTTAATCGCCTCCCCTTCGGGGCCGCTATCGCCGACGTCAAACTGCAAACGCTGCCCGCCCTTGGAGAACGACGCCACTCTTCGCTCCGACGACGCGCGGGCTGCATCGAGCTGGTCCTGTGGAACCGCGGGCGCCGGCCCGCTCTTTGGGGGCTCGATGTCCTGTGACTCGTAAGACGGCTGAGCAAACCCCATCGTGGGCTCACCCTGCTCAGGAATCGGCGGCGCTTCTGGCTGATATGGCTCCGTCCGAAAATCCGTAATTCCGCCGTCAGCTGCAACGGCGCGCGCAAGGTCAACGTTTCCAGTGGCAAGTGCCTTCTGGACGTTTTCAACTGCGGACTTGCCAGCATTAGACGTGCGTCCCTCTTGCTGGGCCCGCATCTTTTCAAGCTCGTATTGGTGGTCGCGCGCCGCCCTGTCTTTCTCATTTTGCATCTGCTCGGGGGTTAGCCCCATCTGCAAGCGCGCGTGAGCCATGCGGTCGCCTTGCGCCCGCTGCTGGTCTGCCAGTTCCTGCTCGCGCTGACGACGGCGCTCCTCGGCCGCGGCAAGCGCAGAGAAAATCTGCGGCCTGACCTGCGGCAGTGGATTCGCTAGCCGGAAAAAGTCAATCGCCATTACGCCACCTTTCCGCCGCCGTACTTAGCAGCGAGGAACGTCATGAATTGGTCCGCCGAATCTTGCAACATCGTTCGTTGCCGGTTCGCCTCTTGAGCGTCAATTTCGCCGCGAGCGAGGGCCGCGTTGATTTGATTCTCGCCGTTTGCCAAAAACTCCTGAACCGCAGCGTCTGCTTGGCCCTGGAATGTGTCGCCAACTGCCCCGGTCATGCCGAGGATATCATCGAGCATATTACCGAGGCGGCCTTCTTTTGCGTCTTGCGCCGTCTTGGCAGCGTTTCCGCCACCAAGGACCTTGCCCAGCTCGCCGGAGTCTACGCCACTTGCGATTCCCGCCCCGGTGGAATACTTATCGGTCGTTGCCTTATCAGTGTCGAGCTCAAGCCTGTCGACGCCCTCGGACGCTCCCATTATGCCATCCATGCGATCGCGCGTCTCGCCACTTGCAGCCAGGCCGATGTCCGCAGAATCGCGCAGGGTTCCGCGTGCTTCGTCCGAACCGAACTTCAGCGAATCAATGAACATCTTAAGGTCATCTCGCGCACCAGCGTCTGCCGAACCTGCGTCGCGTACGCGTTGGCCTGCCCGCCCCGTCGCTGACGTATCGATGCCTCCCGCCCAAGCTCTACCTTCGGCCGAGCGCCCTGCGCGGGCCGCGTCGGCGTCCTTGGCCATTTGGATAAGGTCGCGAATCTTGTTAGAGTTAATCTCTGCACCAAGCTCGACCGAACCGCGCAGCGCCGCCTCGCCGCCGAACAGGCCACGAGACGCAAACATGTCATCAAGCGCGCGTTGCCGCTTTGCCTGTTCGCGAGCATAAATGGCGTCAAGCCCTCGCTCGCCTTCGCCGCCAGAAAACATCTGCTCGATGTTAGAGAGACCGCGCGTGCCGTCCTGGAAGAACCCGTATTCGTCGGCGAGCGGGTTCGTGTCGTAGTATCCGCTTCCCAGCAGGTCGTCGTACGCGCCGCTCGTGCGATTGTTCCCAGCCGCACCCCCAGCTGCGTCGATTGCACGGGTGCTATAGTCGACGCCCTTAATGTCCTCGGAGACGCCCTTCGCGTTCGTCTCGCCGTACGTAGGTGCACCAAGCTCATCCATGTACTTGGTGTAAGCGTCCTGCGTCTTTTCTGGAGCTGGCGCCGGCTGATTGAAATGCCCACTTACTCCATCCCAGTACCCCCCCTGCTTCGTGGGCCCATTGAACCAACCGGAATTTTTGCCGTACCACTCTTCATATGCGCCTGGTGCGCCAAGTTCACCACCGGGAGCCGTTGCACCAGGTGGCGGGGCCGTGGTAGGCGCAGGGGGCGCAGGGGCGGTATACGGCTTATCGGCCATCGTCTTTGGCGGATTCGAGCCGACAGTGTTGCTGGACGGCTGCATAGCCCCGCCAAGGCCAGCGTTTACGCCAGCCGCCGAACGCTTCTTCGGGTCTTCCCAGGTTACAGCCATGGTTATCTCGGCCTCGAACGTAGTGGGTTTGCTTGTTTCGGCTGAGGGGTTTCAGGCGCAATCGGGTTTCCGTCTCTGGCCCGCACCATTGCCTCGGTGCTACCTACCCAACGCGCGCCATCCCATGTCTCCCAGTCGTCGTATCCGTCAGGATTTCGTCGTTTAGTACCGACGAGAGTTACGGGGCGAACTCCCTGTGACCCTGCTTGCGTCGGCTGGGCGCGGTGAATCGGGTTTCCGCTTACCGTAGTGTTGGCGAAGAAATCATTGATCGGCCCGGACATTTCCGGCATTTCGACCCTTGCGCCAGTCCCATACATGTGCTCAAGCTGATTATTTGCTGAGCCAAAAATCTTACCCATCGCGGCAAGATTGGCCTGGCGCTGGCCAAATGCTGTGCGGCCTTGCCTACCGAGCATATCGACGCCCTTGTCGATAGCTTCTTGCCTGGCCGCATTCTCGTCCTCCCCGCCCGTGCCCGGCATGATTCCAAAATACCCGCCAAGGCCGCCAATGCCTGCGCCGATCGCAGTCCCAATACCGGGGCTAATCATCGTGCCAACGGCAGCGCCTTGCATCGCGCCACCGGCTGTGTCTTTTTTCTTGCTCATTAGTTACCTGCCACGGTAAAGTCTTCAGTCGCCCGAGCAAGCGTAAAATCCGCCGCATCGGTCATTTCAAGCTTCCATTGCCGCTGGCGGTACGTGCCGAGTGAATCGAAGTGCACGTAATTGTAATAATCCCCGCCCAGCGAACGCTCAATCGGCCCCGACCATGCTCCCGAGCCATCGCGCCACGAAAGCCGAACGACGCCAGACGTAGCCTCACCGCGAACGAGTTCAAGCGTCACGCGCCGACACGTCTTCGTTGCGGCCGTCCCTCGGTTGTCGTGTCCAGTAACCACCTCGGCCTTAATCTTGGTTCCGTCTATGTCCGTGTTCGTGCCGGATTCTAGCTTGCAGACTCTGCCATCAACTAGCCCGACCACATTTGCGTTTCGCTCGTCCCATAGACAATGTGCGTTAACCTGGAACCTTGAGTGCCCAACCCCGTCAATCCACTTCGACCACTGCGACCACCCCGAGTTGGGTTGCCATACAAACGTGCGGCCGTCACTCGGGAAGGTTTGCGCAACGCAGTCAAACTGACCTTCCGACACGCGATACCCGAACGCGTCAGACACCGTGGCGATACTGTCAAGTGTACCAGATATGCCACCGGAAATATCCTGGAATGCGCGGCCATCCGACAGCACAAAGCGCCTGAGATTGTCAAGCCAGACGAACTGTTCATCATACTCGACAACTGACGATGACGCCAAGCAGCCAAGGCGGCGAGCACGCGACGGAGACCAAATCGTATTAGGGTCGGGCAAAAACACCTGAACCGAACGCTTGCAAAACGCGAAAAGCTCGTTCATGTTGCTGCGCATCGCAACGATAGAATCCGGGTCAGACTCTGTGTCGGCCCGGCGCAACGCGTCCCAAACCTCGGGATAGCCAGCGTCCGAGTAGCGAAACGCGCCGGCAGTCTGCGCCGACGTGCCTTCGTTAACGATAAGCCGCTGGGACATGCTCACGACTTGCGACGCGATTGGTGGAGAGCCGCCTAGACGCGCGGAAAGGTTCGTGGCTGGGATTACCTTTTGCACCTCTTGGCCAGACGCAATGATTATCCATGGCTCGCGCCAAAGAGCGAAAGTCGGCCGAGACGTTCCGGCGAGTTGAGTTGCGCCGCCGGATGTGGATAGGTTGAGGGACGAGCCCCCTGCGACGGCGAAAATATTCTGGGATTCCGTGGTGGCGTACAGGGTAGAGTCGTGCGCGAACAGGCCAGTAACCGCCGAGCCGTCCAAGGACGAGCCAGGCGCCTCTGAAAACGCCACAATGGCCGGGCGCCTGCGAATCGCGCCGCGTCCGTCCACCAGCACGTTCCACGCCTCTTGCTGAGCGCCAGCAACCGAAGCGTTGCCAGACTCAAGCTTTGGCGCGAACTCTATCTGACGCTCAGACATTAGTTCACGGACCGCCCTTCTTCGACCCAGAATGAGTCCTTATACACGAGAGTGATTGAGTCGTCTGCAGTCGTGACAAGGTTGCCGGCCAGCTTGAGGTTTGAGCCGTCCGTGAACGTCAGCGCACCCGAGAAAATCAGCGTCACGCGGTATCCCTCGGGGATGCCAGTCGTTGCGATTGACGTAATGGTCGTGGTTCCCGTTACCGTGTAGACGGAGTGCATCGGTGCGCGCGTGAGCGTAAGCGCACCAGCGGACGCAATGTCTGGTCCCTCTGGTGGGGCGTCACGGAAATTCATGTTCCCGCCGCTGGTGACAATGGCGCTATAACCGTTTATGTAGCAACCCGACTCGTACCAATGCGAGCAGTTGGAGTCCGTACGGATGCCGCCGAACACCAGGTCCGAGTTTACGAGGGTTACCCAGTCGCAGTTATAGGCGTCAATGTCGTATGGCGAACCGGAACCAAGGCGGTCAACGTACAGCCCGGACATTTTAAGGTAGCGCTGGTCAACCAGGTACAGGACGCCGGTCCCATCTGACAGTGCATACGTGTCGGTAATCCGGTTATCCGTCGAGAACGACGTCGCGTCCATGTAAATCGCGTAAGTAGTCGCGCGCAGACTGCATCCCTGGATGGTCACAAAGGACGAGTCAACTAGGTAAACGCCATACCCAAAAAGGTATGAAGTTACGCCATGTTGCACGGTGCAGTTGATAAGCTTACTATTTGACGCGCCGGCCAGATAGAACCCAGCCGCTGCGGAATTGTTCGCACCGGCAGCGTCTGCCATGCGCACGGTGGCGCCCTCGATGTAGACGCCAACGCTACTGATGGAAAACGCTGGACCGGCGACGGCTGTCAACTGGATGATCGGTCCACCGACGCAGAAAACCGAGACGTTCGCGGAGTCAATCGTCAGCGACGAGTCGATGTTGTACGTACCCGGGCCAATATAGACAATCCCGCCACCAGCGGCTTCGGCTGCATTGATCGCATTCTGAATCGCCGTCCTGTCGTTTGCGATGCCGTTTCCGACCGCACCGTACCCCGCAACGTTGAATTGCGCAAACGCGGCGGCCTTCAGAGCGCTAGAAATGTTCGTCGCAACGCCGTTGTAAAGCACCTGCCCATCTGCGGCACCAAGCGAGGTGTATAGGTCCGCGAGCACCTCCTTGACGTTCGTGACGGCGCCGCCATTGTAACCCGTCTGCTGCACGGTCACTGCGCCGGCCGCGTCCTCCCAGATGAAGTCTCGAACGGTTGCGCCCGCCGAATCCTTGGCGATAATCCTGAGCGGCTCAGCCGAATACAACTCAATTCCGCCATTTGCATCGAGCGAGTGAACGCCGCTCGCACCAGTCGTTCCGCCCGTCAGGTCAAAGTCGGTGTAAACCGTAGCGGGGTTGGTCGTTCCGCGCTGGTAAATCGTGACGGTGCCAGACTCGCAACCGCGAATCCCGGAAATAAGCGGCGTAATCGTGGCTGCCATTTAGAGCCCATCCCATCTGTATCCGGGCGCCGGGATAAACTGCGAGTCCCCGCGCTCTTGTTCGTAGCTTCTGGCGATGCGTTTTAGGCGCTCGCCTTCACCAATCAAAAACTTGACCTTACTTAGGTCTTGGTTACGAGCCAACGCGACGTTACCAGCCATCATATACGTGACCGCCTTGTGCCATTGACGGCTAAGGTCCATGTCCACGCCGGCTGCATCCGAATCAAACAGGAACCCAACACGCTGATACGTCAGCGTCATCGTCTGGTCAGGGACGGGCCACAGGTAGACCGCGACAGAAGCCGTCTTTTCTACGTACATGAACGTTGGGCGACCCTCTTGCGCCTTTTGCGTGAGGGTCGTATACGCCGCGCGGCCGATAAGCTGAATGGGCGTTTCCGTTGTGTCGGACGCCAGCTTGACGGCGGCAGGCTCTAGCACGTCCAGAACCGTCGCAGGGAGCACGTAAGACGACGTCCCGTCCGCCAATGAAAGAGTCGTACGCGTGATTGAACGCAGGACGTGCCCCTCGCCCTGAATCGCGTCGAGTTCAAGATTGAGGAAATCGGACGCCATCGCGTAGTCGTCGTTGTTCGGCTCTTGCTCAGCCGGCAACACGCCAGCAAGCTGGAACGCTCGCCGCAGCATGTCGTTTCTATTCAACTGAAACGTGTAGTTGGCAGAAAGCGCCATTAGAACCGCTCGCGACTAGGGTTAATGCCGAGGGTCGCCCCATCGCGCTCGGCCTTGCGAGAGAGCGTTGCCGCGTCCACTTCGTCTACGCAGCGGGGGCAGTAAAGCATTCCATCCGCCTTGCGCTTTAGACTCTTGCGATACCAGGGCGCGCCGCAAAGGTCGCAGTCGTGCCGATAATCCCCCGCTGGCGAACCGCTGTAGTTTCTCGGCAGTGTGCGCATTTTGCCCTTAGAAACCCGGCACCGTGACGGAAGGAGTGACGGGGAACGTCACGGTGCCGGGGGAGGTGGGTTAGACTGAGGCCGTGCCGAGCGCGATTCCGCGTTCGCCGTTGTTGTTTACGCCGTAGTTCTCGAACAACTGCGCGTTGCCCGGGGTTACGATGTGGGCAACTGACGCGTCCGTCATGTTCCGAAGGAAGTTTCTGGAAATCCAACCATCAAGACCAGCCATGCCAGTGATGCATGCCGTGGAGCTCGTGGCGTTGTTTTGGATAAGGTTGCCAGCGATTCTGACTCCCGTGCTAGCCGTCGTAAGCGCCTGAATCGGACCAACTGCCGCAGCAGTCGTTCCGCATACAATGTCGTTATCCTCGATAACGGTATTGTCAGAACCTACGAGTCGCAGGAACGTGGTCATGGTCGCAGCAGCGGCGCCGCGCACGGTGTTCCCCCTGAACAGGAGGCGGTCACCTGCGGCGGTAGTCGTGATTGCGATCGTAACCTTGTTATTAGCGTCAGTGCCGGTCGTGATGTAGTTACCCACAATCTCGCAACCAACCTCGGACACGGTAATGGGAGCCGCCACGTTGACGGTTCCCGCGCCGGGTTCAAAGGCGAGATTGCAGTTGTAGATGCCAACATCGGCCTTGTCCACAAGTACGGTACTGGTAGCAATCGTCCACGTGAACGTGGGCCGACCCGAGCCAGTACCAAGGCCAATAACCTTGGTATTAGCAACGATACTAGACCAGTAGTCGGCGCTTGATACCGATTCCGTGTGACCGGAAAGCACCACAATAGCACCGGGAACGTTAGCGTTGCGCTGGGCGAACGCGGCGTTTACCGTGGTGAGAATTTTCCCAGAAATAGACGACGGAAAATAACTCGGCGTCTTGTGAACTAGAAAAATCTCCGTCCCCGGCTCCAGTACAATCCCCGAAGGAAGCTCGATGCCCCCGGGGAAACTTGCGCTAGTAAGAGCAAAGGCGGACATGGATTAAGCCTCCGACCAGTAATGGCCACGTGCGCCGGTGCTGTACGGGCGTCCGCGGTAGGTAAGGGAGTAATTCATTACGCCCTCGTTTTTGTCAACCCAGGTATTCGACTCCATGGCCTTGCGCTCGAAGTAGACGAGCCCTTCGTCCGCGTCGGTCAGAACGCCCCAAGCGGTCGTCGAGCCAGTCCATTGCAGCGGCGCAACAACTTCGATACCCAGTTTCTTGATGTTGTTCAGGGCATTGTTGGCGGTTTCGCTCTGCAACTGCGAGCCGAGGATTACTTCCCAGGCGTTGATTTGGTCGACGGGGCACACGATCTTTTCGATCATGTATCCGCGCCGCTCGCCGTTGTAGCCGGGCAGCTTGGAGCAAGCCACGCGCATCGTCTGGATTGCAGACGTGCTAGGTGCCTGCGCCACTGACAGCGTATTGCTGAACGTGCCGCCGCTGGTCAGCGTGTGCGATGCGCTTGCCAAAGGCTGACCGTCGCCAAACACATAGCTGGTGTTGTTAAAGCGATTGAGCAAATTCGCACAATCGACTTCGCGCGTGTGAATGCCAGCAATCTTAAGCTTCTTGGCGACCTGCAAGACCTTCTCTTGCTCATTGTCGTCAACAGCCTCGTTCGAGACCTGCACCTTGCCGGCAAAGGTCCGCATCATGATGCGCCGAGAAGGCCCCTCCAAGATTTGGAGCTGCTCCATCGGGGCACCCTGCGCCTTCTCTCGCAGGAAGGTGGGCCCGGCAACTTCGAGAATATCAACGAAGGCCTTATCGGTCTTCTTCTCTTTGCAGAAGTCCTTGTACTGCTGCTTGCCGTAGCTTTCGTCAGTAAGAACCTGGATGATCGACCCACGGAGCGATTTCCAGATTGAAGCGGTAGTCAGTTGGTTAGCCATCTAAGAAACCTCCGTTATACGCCAGACGTACTGGCCAAGTAGTCCTCATTGAACTTCACGAGGAGCTTAGCCCGCGTGCTGGTGAAGTCGTTGTCAAGCCGACTCGAAAGGCCGACGATGCGCACTTGCGCCGCTCCGCTCTTGTGGTCGCCGATATCAAGCGAGTGTCCAGACTGGCCAGTGGCAGTGGAGCCTGCGCCAGCAGTGATATCGCAGTTTTCGCCAACGAAAGCCTGGAAAGCAGCTTCGGTCGTCGCGGTGACACCGTCGTCAGCGTCGACCTCAAACACAGCGCCCTCGGCAAGGGTAACCAAGATTCGAGACTGCCGATCACGAACGCTACCAGACGTGGTCGAGGCGGGAAGATAGCGGCCTTGGCGCAAAAACTCGCCGTCCCAGTACTGCACGACGCCGTGGCAGACACCAAGAAGTTGAGTGTCGCCAGCCGCCGCAACGTCGACGAAACCGCCGGAAGTCATCTTCACAACGTCTCCGGTGAAGATTGCGGTAGAGTTAGAATCGGCGACGGGGAATTCCATTACAGAGGGCCCGTGGCCGCCATTCGAGGTGCGGACAAATCGATATCCGCCGATTGACGTGTTAGCCATTTACATTTCTCCTGTTATCTGTGGCAGACGGGAACTATTCCCATTTGCCGTCGTAGGAGACAGTCGAGTATCCATCACTGCCAACACCGAACGCTTTGAGCGGGTCGCGATTTACCAGATTTTCCATGGGGTCAAGCCCAGACTGAGCTTCCATGTTACGCGCTTCGTAGTCTTCACGAGAGCAGCTCATTAGAACGCATCCTGCGCGCTGCAATTCGGCCCCATCACCAGCGCGGAAACGCCCACGTGGACGCGGTCCGCCGTCGCCCTTGTAAATCTCAACCTCGTACCCGAGCCCCGAATAATGGTCGACGCCGTAATAGTCGCCCTTAGCTGAGACTTCGACATAATGACGGTCGGGACTTAGGTTAACCCAGTGAGTTTCGGGTCCTGCTCCATCTACTGGCCGACTAACAGGGTCGGCTCTCTTCGGTCGTGGCATTGTGAACACTCCTTCAGTCTTCTACGCGAACGGCGCCGCTCGGTGGCTAATCCGCACACGCACCAGGCACCATAAGGCGCGCGGGACATAGGCCACGGGTCAGGGCCCACCGCGAATCCGGACCAGGTTTACAAGACCTGCGGACATGGGCGGGAACCCTAACCCTGGATTGTATCAGGTCGATACGGATAACGTATACCTAAATCTTTCCTTCACGCTCAAGCTTACGCTGGGCCTTGACCCACTCCTGCACCTTTTTCTCGTCTGACCAGTCGCGGCGATGCTCGTAGCAGGTAAGGGCCTTCATTTTGTCGGCCTTGCTCACCGTCACCTTGAGCTTGCCACCGCCGCTCGATGCGCCCTCGGGGCGCGTACTGGCGTATTTGGCTGCCTGAGCCGGGCTCGGCTTTGCGCGCGCCTTTTGGGCGGTGTCCCAGTGACCCTTGGCTTCGGCGAATGCCTCTACAATGGCCTCCGAGAACGGCTTGCGCTGAACCTGGTATTTCTCGTGAGCCAGCTTCTGGGCCGTTACCATGAACGATTTGTTGTTTAACAGCTCGCCATATTGCTGGCGCAGAATAGGACGAAGAATCTCGGCCTTGATTTCGTCGGTGGACGCCTGTGGCGCGCGCTTGGACGCGGCTTGCTCCGCGATTGTCCTGACGCGCTCGGTCTCAAGCTCGTGGTACTGGCCGGTAAGTTCGTCATACCAGTCTTGCGGAAGTCCTGGTGTGGCAATGCGGTCAAGGATTTTGCGCTGCTTAGACGTGATTTCGGCGATCGGGTCGGCCTTTGGTTCAGGTCTGCGCTCCTGTTGCTGAGCAGCCATGCGGCGCGACAGCTCGCGTTCGAGGCGCTCTTGGACTTCCGTCTCTACACGCTCTTTGATTTTGCGCTCGCGCCGCTCCTTGCGCGTCTCCCTGGGCGCAGGCTCGTCGTCGTCACTTTCGTCCTCCTTGTCCTCGTCGTCGTCGCGTTCTTTCTGCTCCGACTCGTCTTCTTCAATCTCAATGACCTGAGACTCGTGGTCGACGATTTCCTGTTCTTGCTCGTCGTCGTCGCGCTCTACTTCTTGACTCTCGTTCTCGATATCCATAGTCACCCCTCTTAGTACTCGTCAACCGCGGGTTCAGAACGCGCGATTTGCTCACCGGCGCGCGCAAAAACGTGCTGCCCCTGCTCGTCGAGCTCGATGGTAAGTTCACCAGACAGAACGCGCCCCATCGCCTCCTCAGACCCTGCAAGGTCTGCCGAGCG